TTGTAGTTCTGCGAGGAGTTCCTCTGGCAATTATTTTGTAGGTATCGTAGCTATCTGTAAGGAGGTTACTATCCTCATTAATAGCTTCGGTTCTTTCAAATTCTATTAGTGCTTCTCTCTCATCTTCAGCAGTAAAGGCAGCTAAGGTTTCTGAACCCATAAAGCGCGCTTGAAAACGTCTTGCTGCTTTAACAGTGATGTAGCGTTTAACGTGCTGTGGCAGCTCATTAAAATCTAAGAGTAATGTCATATCGACATGCACTGTGCTGTTAAATGAAGTGAAACTTCTTTCACCTCTGTCATATAATCTATTACCACGCTGAGTCGCATCTATATCTTTTGACACGCCTGTGGTGTCTACTTTCACGCACCCAATAGGTAGTTGTATTTCGTTATTAACATTAGGTGTGATAGGAAAGTTAATTTCTGTATTACAATGTAAGCCACGAGTCTGTAGCTCTACACTTGTTTCATTAATAAGTGCTTGGGCTAGTGTTGCATCAATCAGTGCTGAATCATTCAGATTAGATACTGGAGCTTCACCAATGGCTGATAACATTACGTTTACAGCTTCTAGCTCTGTTGTAGTTGTAGTTAAAGCCACGATAAATCCTCTTTAAGTAAAAAAAAGCGGAAGCCAAATTAATGACCTCCGCTATAAGTTTTAAGCAGTCTGGATTTGAACAGCAGCTTCAGGACGTAGGACACCGTGGCCCATAGCGTACTTAGCAACCATCAAGGTTCCTTGTCTGCGAATGTCGTACTCTGACTCTACAGCCAAATCCATCAACTTCACTGTACCAACAGCAGAAGTGTGAGCGATAAGAGCAGTAGTGTTAGCAGCAGCAACAGCTTGTGGGCCGCCTGTACCACCAGCATCTACACCAGCACCAGTTATGTTAGCGGTAGGTAGATGTGGAGTCTTGATAAGGTTGATACCAGCGATTTGTGGTACTGTACCTTCAGCAATCGAACCACGACCAGAGAAGTCTACGTTTACTGCGTTAGAAGCGTTAGCAAGCAAGTAGTATTGCTCTGGCTTCAAGAAGCAGAAACGACCTTCAGATGGAACGTAAGCATCATCTAGAGCTTCAGCAGCATCAAAGATTGCACCAATTAAGGCAGTCGCATTGCTGTTTGAAGTTGCAGCAGTGATGATAGTACCTGAAGCGTAGCTTGTATCACCTACGTTAGCAGATGCAGCAGCAGCTTGAGCCATAGTCTGTAGAACGTGCTTGTCCATTTGGAAAGCAAGCGCACGGCCCATCTCAGATGAATAAACTGAACGCACATCATAGTGGTTCTTAGCTTCTTCAATGTTAGAGATGAAGTGACTAGACAATAGAAGGTCATTAATAGTAATAACTTTCTCGTTGTGGTTGATGTCTGTACCAGTGATTTCAGCACCAGGCGTGTGATACGCTGCGCTTGAACGACCCATTACTGGGAACTGTGCAGACTTACCGTTAGCAATGGTGCGAACCATTTGCTTGTCAGCAGTTACTGTAGCTTGCTCAAAAGAAGTGAGAACTTCGCCAGAGAACTGTTTTAGGAACAAAGCATCAGCCGTTCCTGCGTTGTTTACCAGGCCGATGCCTGATGGGTTTGCATTACTCATTGTAATATCCTTTAAAATAAATTAAGTTAGTAAATTAATAACATGTAATTCGCTAATCCTTACTTTACTGGAAAGGGTGTTCTCCGCAGAGAGCCTCACTGTTTTTTGGGGATGTATTGAATTGATTAACAGCCTTGGTAGGCTGGTTAAAATGTGCTTCTACCTAGCTTCTTCTCGACAGCTTGACGGAAAGCGGGGTCTTTCTTGTACTCAGCAGTTCCCATATCCTTGGTAACTTGCGCCCAACTATCATAGGTATCCACAGAGGCAGAGGCTTTACCACTCAATAATGAGGGTTCATAACCACCGTTATCCCTGTATCTTGATACCATTCCATCAATAGCTAGTCGTGCTTGAGATGTGTTACCTGAAGTGATTGCACCATTAAAGGCATCAATTTCACTGTCAGGTAGGTTGTCGGTTGCCCATTCGGTCATACTTTTGTAAGACTCTTCACCACCCGCAAAACCAAATAATTCATTAGTATATTGGGTAGCTCTAGCCTGTTGGCCATCGACATAAGAATCCACCATTTCCTTGGGGATACCTTTATCCTGTAGGTCTTTATAAGTCTGTTCAGAGAGTGTGCCTGTTTCTGCGAACTCTTCTTCCATTGAACTGAAATCTAAACCTGCATTTTCTACAGCTTGTTTAGCAGCCTCTCCTTCAGCTTCACTAGTTTCTGGCGTTTCCACATCACTAGGCGTTGCTTCTTGAGTTTGAGCTGCTTCTTGACGAGACTGAGTGTACTGTTTTTCCAGCTCACCATATGCTTTAGAAAGGTCTTCAGGAGAATTAAACTTCTCTGGTAACCATTCTGGACGAGACTCTTGAGTTTGCTCCACTGGAGCTTCAGAACCTGTAACATTTCCTTCTACCTGTATTGTATCAACCATTGCTTGAACCCCTCTGAATTATATTGCCTCTAGCGTTTCTATACTTTACGCCTAATTCAGCATTCTCCATTCCAGGCCACATAGGATACTCAACCTTCTTTTCCTTTTTAGGTTCAGCTTCCTTCGGGTTATCTTTCTTTAAAGTCATCTTGGGTGTTTTTGTCATCTATTGTACCTGTTGTTGCTGATTGCCTTTCACAACTTCCTTCATCACACCAGGGGCAGCATCTTTGACAGCCTCCTGCATCATCTGGTTTTGCTGTGCTTGTTGTTGTGCTTGCATCTCAGCTTGTAGTTCCTGTTCAGTCTTAATCAAGCCTGTAGCTAATCTAGTTACTAAGTCATCAAAGTTGACACGTTGTATTGTCTCAGGACTAACCTGAGCCAGTTGTACGAGGTCTTGGATATAAGTGCGTAGTTTGTTTAAGTCGTTTCCTCTGCCAAGTGCTTCCACACCAGTAACAATAACTGGAGTGACAGTGCCTTTAGGTAGCTTAGGAATCTTCTTAGTTGCAGACATTCTCTTCATTAACACATTCACGAGAGGAAGTTGCATCTCTTGGCTCAGTACAGAGTAGACACCACCTAATGCGGATTCTAACTCTTGAGCCATAAAGCGTATCTCTTCAGCAGTTACTCTCTCAGCATTGCGCTGTATCGCTGTGTTTAAGAGAAACGCATAGGCGAGTCTTTCTTCGATGCGCTGAACGGTATCAAATACCACACGCATATCATGGTGCTTTTCGGTCTGTAGTACCTTAACATCGTTAGGGTCACCAAGTATTACATCACCATTCTGTGACTGAGCTAAGTCAGTTCTACGGACACTTGCATTAGGGCGCACCATAAACACAAGTTTAGCACTAGCTGCTGCGGAGCTAACCAATGCTTCCATCAATCCCTCAAGGGACTTCAGGTCTCCTAGATACTCTTCCACGAAAGAGCGACCATAGTCTTCGCCATCAAGGTGTACCATGCGTAGCGCAAGCCACGGCATTAGGTCTTTGGAATACTTACCCTCAGAGCCTGGGACTACTTGACCTTCAACTTCTTGATAAACTTCATAAACATCTGAGCTTACTCTGTATACCTTTGTATATAACTTAAGGTCTTCATCACCTGAGTAGTCAATACCTTCAATACCATCTGGTAAAGCTCTAGGTGACACAGCCTCTTCTAATAATACTTCTAGCAGTTCCCCGTCAGGCGCACGTTTTACAACATAGCTCGACATAGGGAAGACACGCAGCCCTCCTTTCTTTGGGAGGTGTACTAACACGTTACCGCTAACAATCAAATGCTTGAGTGCTTCAAAGAAGTTAACCCTTAAGGCTCTGTTCTCAATCTCACTCATTACTTCTCTTTCAATACTGGCTAGGCCTTGTTCAATCTCAGCCCGTAAGTCACCCTCACCATCAAGCTCTTGCTTAGTCTTAGTGTCCATCGCTAGACGGAAGAAAGGCGCATTAGGCGGGAGGAGTAAAAGCATTAGCTTGGAAGCTAGGTTGTTCACCCCTCTAGCCCCAATACTTTGGAAAGGTTGATAAAGGTCTGTACTAGAACTAAATCCTTCAGGAGTTATCAGAGAAGGAAGTGT